ATCCAACACATCGACTATCTTCTCTAAGTCTTTCACGTCTCTCTCATCTAACACATCCTGTGCCAATCTCAGAGCATCTTCACCCCTAACCTTAACGGCAGAGTGCACTTTATGTCTTGGTAATCTATGGGTTGCGTAAGCAGCCTCCTCCTTCTTTGGAAAGAATTTGGTGTCTAACTTATTTATTCCATGGACCACCCAATCTGTCGGGGTTTTCCCTGTCATAATGTGTGATATTCCTCCGATAGCAAAACCTAATGAAAAGTATGCCATCATCTTGACAATTGGATGCATTTCCTGAAATTCTCTCCACATCGTCCTCAAGCCTTTTTGTGTTGCTAGAAAAGCATCGATTACTCGGCAGTATGCCATACGCGTTCGCGAATAGGTTACACTTCCTTTCTTCAAGTTTTCTACCAAATCCTTGACTTCCTCTGGTGTTAGATTTTCATTCACATCTTTGGCTATTTCCCAAAGACCATCAGGTAAGTGATCTAATCTAAAAGTGCTCACTGCTGGATCATATTCATCAATTAAGAATGATAATTCTCCTTTAGTGTACTTTTTCAATAAATCCCTGTAGTCTTTTGAAATAAACCACTTTCCTTGTTCCTTAACCTCTTCTGGTTCTAGGAATTCAACTCTTTTCTGCGGTGTATCATATTTCCTATACCAAAACACTAACATTTCTATCATGTGTCTTGGTATATCGCAATTAATCTGCACATCATACTCTTTCATTTCTAAAAAGAAACACTTACTAAGGTAAGGTCTCAAATCATCCATATCAAAAGCAAATGGTCGCCTATTAATTGCTTCAATATTGTCCAACTCTTTACTCAAAGCCTCAAATCCTATCTCCGCTTCTCTACTGCAAATCTCTTCTACAGTCAATGGTTTCGTCACAAACGGTCTCTCGTCATCGGGTAGATTGAGTTTCCATTTAAGGTTCATCTGTCTAAATAGTGGGGTCACATTTTCATGATTACCTAAAGCTGAATCTGGTAAGACTCGTATTCGGGTAATACATCCTTGCTCTGCCAAAACTCTCAGTCGCATTTCTGAAGTAAAATAGATTTGTTTAAATCTATTAAATTTCATACTAGCTTCCGGAGATTTATGGCGCTCCGTATCTAAATAAACGTCATTGCCCTTAATCTGTTGTACTCGTCTAATATATGAAATATTAGCTATCTCTTCTAACTCATCCGGTCTCATCGTTTTCCTCCCTTGTTCTTTCACAATGGGAGAGTATTTCTCGTCCATCGAATTGTAGTATCCTAGAATTATTTCCTGTGTTGCCTTATACTGTTTCCAATCATTCAGAATGTCTTGCATCAATGCAGCCCAAGTTACCTTGTTGCTGTATGATGGGACATCATTTGAATTCTTAGGATCCAGTATATGGAAATCCATGTGTGTCTTATTAATAATATCTAGTTTTCCACCATTTGACTTACAAAATACTAATCGTTGTCGTCGTCGTTGTAGGGCGGCCTCATCCATAACCTCATTAGGGCTTGGGTATGCCTGATTACTTGTTATCAAAAGAACCTTTGCATCAAAATATCTACCTTTATCAGGTAAATCTGCCATGTTTGGCTGATATGCTGGATTCGATTTGATAGCAAAAATCTCTCTTATCTCTTTTCGCATATCTTCTCCGTTAACTTGGAAAGCATCATCATACATTACTGCAAATGGTTTTCTAAGTCCTGAGAAGTAATCGTCTGCTACAGATCTTACCCATATTCGTCCTTCGATAGGGACTCCTTCAATTTGTGCTATTGCATGCGCTAGCTCTTGCGTCCATGTTGATTTACCAACACCTGACGGTCCTGCCATGTATATGCAATAGGGATCAAATCTCATTCCTCCCTGTCCTTTACTCTTAATCATAACGTCATATAGTTCTGAACAAGTCTTAAAGCTAAACTTAATCAAGTTAGATAATTGTGGATGACGATTATCACCACAATACTTCTTGATATAAGTATTTGCTTTATCCTTGAGCATAGCTATCTCTTCTTGCAAAGAAACAGTATAATTAATCGTCTGTCGAATATCGTCTTGTGCAATTTCT